CTCCCTTCTAAAGAGTGAAGTAGTACCTCAAAGCTTGACAAATGGATAACATCATCGATATGATGATGATAACCCATTTAAGCAATCTTGGAGTCATACTACAACCACTCCTGCGTATCGACGCTATTGGCAAATTCATCTCCGTTGACAACGTCAGCGAAGATAGCCAAAGCAGCGTCAACATCTGTCGACAGTCCGGAAACCGGATAACGACAGATAGCTTCGAAGGAGATCTTGTTTTGGAGAACCGCTCCATCAACGTCTTCAGTTGCATAGACAACTTTGCAACTGTATTCGACGATGGTTTGATTCCCCTCCGGGACACGTCTTTTCTCGATCACGAGCCGGGGACTTGTCGCCAAGTGCCCGGAAAGCGTGGACGTGCGCGAGTTCCCGTTGTTGGAGAACTCTGTGAGGACCGTGGTCATTGCAGCCATTTCATTCCTCCTACTTTGTCCTTTGCAAGATGAGCCCTAAGAGGTCTAAGACCTTCCAAGGATTCATCCGAAAGGTAAAATGCGGAGTTAATGGTACGCTGCAAGGCTTACGGAACTCTCCGTACCCGTTACTCGTGGAATCTTGGCCTCTACTACCAGAAGTTGTAGAACTCGTCCATGTAGTTGTTTCGCTATATGAACGATCTACTTCAATCCGGTAACCTGTAGAAGCCGCGTAACTCGAGTTACAGGCAAGGAAGGAGGCAGCAGCAATAGATTTTCCCACACTCAAGAACCAATCCAGAACGAAACTCAAGGGAACAACTTCCCAAGCAGTTACGAAAGGATTGATCTGGAATTCAGGAATTTCAATATCTGCTGTCACAGACCCCTTGACACTGATGCTTACACGTTCAACAATTACGTGTGAACGGCGGTAAGAACCATTGTCAGATGTCCAGTCGGTTGTATTAATCGTGGTCGTTTTATTCGACCTCGATTTATTAAACCGACTTTTCTTACCCTTCCCGCTATTAAGATTCTTGATCGCTTTATTCAGACCTTCAAGGTCGAAGAAAAGCGTTCTCCATCCATAGCGAGCGCTGAGATATGCATTTGTAAGTCTTCTCCAATTTCTGGGGAAGTCTAGTTTCAA